TTTTCAGTGCCTACGGCATTTGTTCCAGCAGCAGTTGCAACAGTGAAGCCAACGCCAGCAGTCACCGCAGAAATGTATAACGCTTTAGCGGAACCTTGCAATGTACCGGCCGCCGCGTTGGTCGGGGTGAGGCTCACAATCGAGTTGGCCTGAATAAGGGTGTTCGGAACCGCCAGCGTCGCCGTCGCCGTCATCGTGAATGTTCCGGTAATCCGCGGCAACAATTGCTTGAGGAACTGCACCAACTGCCCGAGGTAGCGGACGCCGTTGCCCTGAACCGTGACGAGGTCTTGAAGCCCTCCCCCTGCTGGCGTGACGGGGTTGCTCGTGTCGCTCATTTAGCGCCTCCCCGTCGGCGAATAGCGATACCGGCATTTGCCGATCCGCCAGAACGACCCGATATCCGAACTCTGAACCGTGACCGACATCTGACGCCCGCGCAATCTCAAATCAAGCGCCTCCGTGGTCTGATTTACCGTGTACGGACCATATTGCGTCGGCGTGTCTCCGGGGAAATTTACCATATTGAACGTGATCTGGATTTGGGCGCTCCCGGTCCCGCCGGCATAGGTCTGCCATTTGAAGTCCGGATAGAACTTGTCAACCGAGACAAAATCCTCGCCCTCGGCTAGATAAAAATACCCGGTCGTAAAGCTTGCCACCAACGGCTGGCCGTCGGCATCATTGCCTGTCTCCTGCCGATAAATGACACCCCCAGGACTTGCCGAGATTGGCGTCCCCAGTGCCGACTGGTCAATCCAGGCTGACCGCGGCAGGGAATTAGACGGGCCATAATCCCACGGCTGGCCCGGCTCAAGGATGTTGAATTTAACATACGAATCGTTCTCTCCATTGGTGCTGGCAAGCGACGGATAAAACCAGCCCGCCTCGTTGAATGGCGTGTTCGGCATCGCCCGAACGTTCTCGGCAAAGGCAATGTTGAAGTTCTGGAAAATAACGTCCCAGACCGGGCATGGGATGACGCTCACGCCCCCGCCGTTGTAGACGAAGAAATTGGACGTCCCCATCCAATAAACCGCGCCGCGTAGCTTCTGCACGGCATGGCGCCCCGCAGCGCCCGCACCGGCACCGACTTGCGTGAAGCCATAGGCGTCAGGTTGACCGATGAAGTTCATCGCCCACAGGTCAAGATCGGTCCAGATCAGGTTTTGGTTAGCTGCGCCAGCCATACCAGCTCGGATTTCCGAGCCGATCGGGATCACAAAGTTACCGGCGAAGTTGGCGTCGGTCGGTGTCCAGTCGAAGAAATTACCCGAATCGGACCACTGCACAAGCATCGGGTCTTGCACAACTCCGATCGGCTCGATCAATGCCGATCCATAGGCCACTAGGATTTGCGCCGACGTCGAAACGAATATTCCTGAGTTGAACACCGGACCGGTCGACACCACCGACATGTTCGCAAAACCTCCGGTAGGGTCCCAGTAATAAATCCCGCCGCCGGCCGGGCAGGCGACGACCAACTCGCCCCAATTGTCAGAGGTCCAGTCAGTCGCCGTGATGGGCGTCCCGGTTTGCACCGTCGGTGTTACACCCGTCCCATAACCGCCCAGCCCATAGCCACCTAATCCATAACCCACACCGCCCGCAGGAGGCCCCAGTGCAATATAATAGACGAGCTGCGCAATGCCGCCGTTCATCGAAAACGGCGTGCTGGAAGTTGCTAGAGTAGGAACCTGAATTTGAAAATTATTGGCGTCCGTGACCGTAGTCGCCGGATAAGCACCAAAGATCGTAACCCCTGCGCTCGTCGTCGGAATGGTGAATGCGATCGTGCTGCCGACGCTCATGCCGTGATTAGCAAACGCGATGCTGATAACCGCACTTCCTGTGCTGGGCGTGAATACCGGAACAGCACCGCCGTTGTTAACGGTCGATGTGGCGGCGGACTGCGCCTGTATTTGATAGCTCGTTGGTCCCGTTACCAACGTGACCGCATATAGGCCAGACAGGATAATCCCGCCAACCGAGATAGGCGTATCGAAAAACACCGAGTCGAACGTCGTCACCGTGTTGATGTTGGGGTCAACAATCGTGACGGTAGTCGTGTTGATGACCGTCGAAAAGTTGGGCGCAAAGTTCGAGACCAGCGTCTGCGGCGTGATGTTTTGAAGTGTCGATCCGGTGATAACGTTGAATGACGCTGTGGTGCCAACCGCCAGATGATCGACGGCGTTCAAATCCTGCCATGCATGAAGGTCGCGAGGCACGCCAGATAATGCGAGGGGATAGAATTTCGTCCAGCCGCCGTATTTCTGAGCAAGTCCATCACGAAACCTAATCAACAAACTCTGGGAAATGCCAGCCTCGTTCAGCGTCGGCGTCCAATCAACCGAAACGCCCGGACGTAATGTGACACTGCCCCATGGCATCAGGTTTTAATCACCCAAATGCCTGCCACTTGGGAAGGCTGCACGTTCTGCGACCCGCCAGATCCAGTGCTCGTTGTGGGAACAGAAAAATTATGCTGATGGTTTGCGCTTTCGGTGGCCGTTGCGGTGAACGTTATTCCGGTCGCCACAGATGCGCCGCCGCCGTTTTGAACGTTGGAAAACGTAGGTGCGTTGTAGACATGAGAATGGGGAGCATTCTCATAGCCTGTTGTCCCGGCTGCGACGTGAGTATGCGATTGCATGCTCTGATTGCCGCCAGCAGCACCGATAGTTTGGCCATTGATACCGGATACAGCCACCGTGATGCGCGTGCCAGTCCCGTCATAACCAAGAAAGACGCGGCCTTGGCCATCTGGAACGCCGAACGTCGTTGTCCCGTTGCCACCAAATTGACCTTTAAGTTTGGTGCCAAGGTATGGAAATTGGCTGAAATTATAGACCGACGCATCGCAGAGCAAATAGGGCGGAACGGTACAAGACGTTACCCATGATGGCATGGCACTAACGCCAGCCCAGTATTCTATTTTACCCACGCGGCCCATATTGACGAACTTGACGTTAGTTCCGTCGTTCTCAATATGCTGAACTTCACCCTGATCCACAGCAATCACACTGCCAGCCGATGCCGCAGCGAAGGTAAGAACAAAATTTCCCGTCGTTAGATTCTCGATAATCATGTAGCCGGGCAATGGGAGAGTGACTTGGACATTTCCCGTGAGAACGCCGGTAAACCGGAGCACCGCATTCTGCGATTGCGTCGGACCACCTGCGGGCGTCGGTGTATAACCGGCAGGAGCAGTCAATACGATCGGGACCGATGAAGCGGATATAGTCAGAACGCCGCCAAAATACCCGTCAGAGATGGACATATCACCATTAAGGGGGACGTCCCATGTGTTCACATCACTGCCACGGGTGGGAACGGCTAGGCCGACATTGATTGTTTGTGGGTCAGCCATTTTACGTCCTTGCTGGCGTGGCTATGGGCGACGGCTGCTGCGACGACCAACCTTCAGCCTCAAACTTCATGCGGGCCTGTTCGATTACGGACGATTTCAGGATGTCGTCGTAATGAGATTTCCAGTTCACGCCCTGCGCCGGGTTATCTCCCGCAGCAGAAAAATTCTGTTGATACGCCGCCGCATAGATCATCGACGCCGCTACCAGCAGGTTCGGCAGGTATGTCGAGATGAACGTCGTGGTGTTTGTCGCAGACAATGGCAATGGCCGCTGAACTCCCGTAATCTCGAGCGTGTACGCCTGATCCGGGAACGGCCCAACAACAGCGGTCGATTGTGTCACTCTCCCAAAGAATTGCGGAATGCCCGATCCAGTGACGTCAGGATACAGATAGTCGCAGGCCTGCTTTGTGGATGGCAGTAGCGGATTGCGCGTGCCTGCGTCCGGATTGGTTTGTCCAGCAGGACTGATGGCGTTGATCGTCTCTAATGCAAAGAACAGCGGATTCCAACCTATCGTTCGCACCCCAGATACCGTAGCAGCCGACGAATCCGTCACCACCGCTCCGAGGAAATCCACGTCCTGACATATCCTGATCTCGGCATCGTCGATCATGCTCGGAAAAATCTGTTGCAAGTTCGGGTCAGTCACTCCGACTTCCATCAGGTTGGCAATCGTCGCGGTGTATGTGCTGTAGGTTAGGGACATCTATTATTCTCGTTAGAACAGTTTGATCCCCATCGCGACACCATAGGCAACACAGGTTCCAATATCCCATACTGGCTGCATCACAAATTTGATCGTGGTCGGGCCGGTGATGATGTACGGCCGCATCCCCTGCGGAAAAATGTAACCATTTGGATTGTTCGAAGTAAGGTGAAGCGCGGTGAGAGAACCGCCACTTGGAGCGGTTTGGATATGTGGTGATCCAATATCGTTGTGATCGGCGTGATAAGTCGATATCGTAGAATTATGAGATGTCGAATAAATACCGACGTTACTTCCGCCGAAAAGCCAGAGACCTTCATCCCCCTCCACAAGATCGATCGTATTCCAAACATTATCTACGCCGGTGGCCAACTGGAAAACGTTTGGGCCGCTTAGGTCGCGTTCGCTGATGATGATCTTTCCGGTGTAGCCTGGAAGAATCGTGCCATCGGCAAACACGGTTTGGAACGTTGACATTTCAAAATCTTCCTTTCTATTGCAGTCGTATAGCAGTAATCGTACTATCCTTACTGTTTCCTGTATTATTGAAGTTTATAACACCACTCGTACTGCTGGGGTCTATGCATGAAATTCGTATATTCGCAGCTGGACTATTCAGGATGCCACTAAGAGATATTTGCGTACGAACATTAGCCGCGGAGACATTGCCTCCTGCAGAAGCTATTATCGTCGTACCATCCCAAAGCTTGCAGAAAAAAGCAGCCGCGCCAGCAGTATCTGTCAAAAGCACAGATCCACTAGCAAACCATGTTCCAGATGTACCTTGAGCAACGCTAGGGCCATCAAAATAATTGGAAGTATTATTCAAGGAAACATTGCTGGATAAAGAATTGGTAATCCTACTTAAATTTTCAGCAATAGTGCAAGTGCCTGATGTTGAAATGTTGCAGGTTCCAGTAACACTAATACCGGTGCCTGCGGCTATCGTAACATTGGTAAGCGTTCCGGCATTCGACCATGAAGGCGTCGATGCGCCTTGTGTCAGCACTTGGCCATTGGTGCCGGGAGCCAGCACGCTCCAGCCACTTCCCGATGTGCGATAAAGGATATCGCCAGCAGCTGATCCAATCAGGTCCAGAATGGACGATGGTGTGTTAGCGATGGGAACGGCCGCGCCGCCCGTGATGTTGGCCATCACCGATCCTGCCGTGATGGTGCCAAGAGCTATCGTACAAGTCGTTGTGCAAGTGGATGGCGATGAGACAGAAATGCCAGCCCCGGCGATAACTTGGGTCACCGTGCCGCCCGAGCTTGGATTGATCCACGAAGGATTGGCGGATGCACCACCCGTCGCCAATATAAACCCATTGGTTCCCGGCGCTAAAATATTCCAGCCAGCAGACCCTCTGTATAGTATATCGCCTTGAACCGACCCTATCATGTCCAGCACGTTCGATGCGGACAGAGGAGAAGGAACAGCCGTACCGCCGGAGTTATTGCCTAGCACCGACAAGTTGGAAATCGACGGTAATTGTCCTGGAACGATCGCGCCACCGATATCGCTGAATTGCGGTTGCGTCGAACTCGGAACGCCGCTGGTGGAAATCGAATTGATCCACTGATGCGAAACGGCAACATAACTTTCCACGCATCCGATCGTGGACGCACTCGGTTTGGGGCATTGCGCAGCCGTGATCAAGCCGCTGATGTCCGTAAAATCGGGTTGGGTCAGACCCGGCACTCCGGACGTCGATATCGTGCTGATCCATTGATGGGATGCACCGACGGTAGATTGGATACCCCCTAGCGTCGTTGCGGATGGGTTGGGTAGGTCCGCGCCAACCAAGGCCCTAAACGTAGGGGTGGCCGCCGCGCCCGTCGTAGGGCCTGCCCAGACGAGATTGGCGGCCTGTGTATTGAGTATAGCAGTCAACGACCCAGTAGTTGTGATCGGGCTGACCGTGACATTGAAAATGCTGGGCAGAACCAGCCCGACCGATTGGACCGTGCCGCCCGAGGCATTCGCAGCCCATGATGTATGGCCCGACCCGTCCGTGATCAGGACGAAATTGTTCGTGCCGTTAGTATTGGGCAACTGAAACAGCGTGCTCGTTCCCGCAGCAGCCGGAACGCTGATCGTCGCCGAGCCGGACGTGGCACCATTGAGGGTCACAGCGCCGCCCGTGCCGCCGTTTTTCCCGAGCACAGGCTGGGTCTGTGGCAGGATGGGCGCTTGAGCGGTTGTTGCGTTGCCGCAAACCGTGCCAGCCGGTGAGGTAGGTCCGC